CCTTTCCAAGTGCTTTCAGGCCCAAAGATGTTATGGTATCGAGCAATGCGTACAGGCATAGCATAGTTACGGTGATAAGAAAGATATAAACATTCGGAGAAGAGTTTCTCCCATCCATACTCGGAGTCTGGTGCTGCTGGGTATGCTGATTCTTCACGACAGTCAGGATTATCGGGGTCTAGTTGATTATGCTCTGGATACATGCAAGCAGAACTAGAATAAAAAATCTTAGTCTTGTTTACACCATCAAGTTCATTACGCATTCTTTGGCATTCAAGAACATTCAAATTAATTGTGGCAGAGTTGTGCATGATGTCTGCATCATTCTCACCTGTAAAGATAAAACCTGCTCCACCCATATCGGCAGCAAACTGATAAATCTCATCAAATGAAACAATATGACGTTCAGGAACAAGATGATAAAAGTTACCATTATATCCTTTGAATTGAAGGCATGATGCAGTAAACTTTAGATCTTTTAGATCCCCAGTAATAAATTCGTTTGCTTCGGATTCAGAAAAATCTGGACGTTTAAGATCAACACCTCGCACCCAATATCCTTCGGAACGAAGACGCTTCACCATATGACTACCAATAAATCCACCAGCACCGAGAACAAGTGCTGTCTTCTTATATTCACTCATGAATAAAAACGTTATGTATAGTATGTATTATACGAAAAAAAGATGAATTATGCAACTTCTTGAACAAAACATTCATATGCATGTTCGATACCTTGACGCAATCCAATCTTTGGTTCCCACCCAAGTTCTTTTATTTTTCTCACATCCATAACCTTTCTCATCGTTCCATTTGGTTTAGAAGTATCCCAGTCAATATTACCAACGAAACCAACCACATCTGCAATAGTTTCAGCAAGTTCTTTGATGGTTACATCTTCACCAGGACCAATATTCAAATGTTCTCTTCCATCATATTTTTCCATAACAAGGTGACATGCTTCAGCAAGATCATCAACGTGTAGAAACTCGCGCATTGGAGTTCCATCTCCCCAGCAAGTTACAGAAACTTTATTCTCTGCTGCTGCCTCATGAAATCTACGAATAAATCCAGGAAAAACATGAGAGTTGACTGGATGATAGTTATCACCTGGTCCGTATAGGTTACAAGGCATCACACTGACTGCATTAAATCCATACTGATCTCGATATGATTGACACATCTTAATACCAGAGATCTTTGCAATAGCATAAGCATCATTGGTTGGTTCCAATGGACCAGTTAGGAGTTGTTCTTCCGTAATTGGTAAAGAACACACCTTTGGGTAGATACAAGATGATCCCAGAAACAAAAGTTTCTTTACCTCAAACTTATGAGCATAATGAATGATGTTCGTCTGAATCATCAAATTTTCATAAATCATTTCTGCCTTGTGGTCTCGGTTACCAATAATTCCACCAACCTTGGCGGCAGCAACAAAAACATATTCAGGTCTCACATGATCAAAGAAAAACTCAGTTTCTTTCTGACAAGTAAAGTCAACCATATTTCTGGTTGCTTCTATAATACTTGTATATCCTTTACTTCTAAGATTTCTTACGATGGCACTACCAACCATCCCCTTAGAACCTGCTACAACAATTCGTGAATCAAGTTTCATTTTCACACATGTCCGTTACTAATTCTCTAAATGATATTTCTGGTTCCCACCCAAGTTGTTCTTTTGCTTTAGATGGATCACCAAGAAGTGTTTCTACTTCTGTTGGGCGATAATATTTAGAGTGAACTGAGATGATGGTTTTCTTCGTATTCTTATCCATTGCAATCTCACCATCACCACTACCATACCACTCAAGTTCAAATCCATAGAAAGGAGCACACCTTTCAATAAACTCACGAACAGAATACTGTTCACCAGTAGCAATTACATAGTCTTCAGGTATATCTTGCTGAAGCATTAACCACATTGCTCTTACATAATCTTTGGCATGACCCCAATCACGCTTTGCATCTAAATTGCCGAGGTATAAAACAGTTTGCTTTCCTTCAGAGATTGCCTTTAAACCGCGAGTAATTTTACGGGTTACAAAGGTTTCACCTCTACGTGGAGATTCATGATTAAAAAGAATACCAGTGCAGGCATACATTTTATATGCATCACGATAGTTTTTGGTAATCCAATACCCATATACCTTCGCACAACCATAAGGTGATCGTGGATAGAATGGCGTTGTTTCTGTTTGAGGAACTTCTTGAACCTCACCAAACATTTCTGAAGTGGATGCCTGATAGATACGAACTTTATCTTCCATACCTAGAAGACGAACTGCTTCAAGAACACGGAGAGTTCCTAGACCATCAGTATTACCAGTATACTCCGGAGTTTCAAATGAAACCTTTACATGACTTTGAGCACCAAGATTATAGATTTCATCTGGATGAACTTTCTTGATTACACCAATGATATTAGTAGCATCAGTTAGATCACCATAATGTAGGTTAATCTTAGAATAGATATGATCAATTCTATGGGTATTAATCAGGGAAGAACGACGAACAATACCATGAACTTCATATCCTTTCTCAAGGAGAAGTTCTGCAAGGTATGATCCATCTTGCCCCGTAATACCAGTAATTAGAGCAACTTTCATCTACAATAATATTTTTAGTTATTATACAAAAAAAGCAAGGTTTATGCAACCCTGCTCTCTCATACGGTCTTTCATGCACGCCACTTGCTTTTGAGAGAAGCAAGAAACTCTAAGAGGGTCTTTATGACTCCACCACCTAGTTTTAGGAACTAAGAAACCCGAGGGTCTATTGACCATCCCGACCAGGTCTAGTTTATCGACCTACCGAGTCTGTAACATAACAAGGAACACCTTCTGGATCTAACCATTTAGGATATTCTGGGTCTTCAATAGCAAGAAGCATTTGATCGCCATTGTCAAACAAATAAACATCTGAGTATTTTTTAGTATACTCATTTGCTTTTTGCATACGAAAGTCTGGTTTACCATTCAGTTGAATGTAACCTCTCTGAACAAACCTATAAGGAAATCGTTCATGAATAACAATAGTTTTTGTTGAGGCAACAGACTTAGGATCTAGATCGTTCATTGGGCAACCTCAACAGTTTCAAGATCACTGTAGATAAGTTCCATCAGCATTTCATAATCATCAAGTGGTTCTCCTGAAAACACCGCCCCTTCACGTTCGTAGTAGCGGCGCACCTTTTTGAAAAGTTTCGGATTCTTTACATCAAGGAAAATTTCACCAGTAGAGGCAGCACGGAGAGTGCTGAGATCCTTTTTGAATTTTTCAGTGAGTGCCATTGTTGTGTTTGGTTTACCCTTACATTATAAGGTTTTATCTATATGTAGTCAAGGTGCCAGTGAGCATACTGGCAGTTAACTGGTAGATTCCTATCGCCGCTGCTTCTGAATCTACCAAAGGGAAGCACCGCAGTTGAGTTGCATCTCAACAGAATAATTATACTACTTCTTGTGTCCCCTGTCAAATGGTTCCCAGTGTTCCCATCCGTGTTTATGCACTGCCCACATACCAAGAATAGGAACGAAGACAAGACACCATGACAGTACTCCAACTCCCCAAGGGTTGTTTAATACTGTTCCACAAAATCTAGCAAAATGTAACATCATTAGATTCGTTACCTTTAATATCACATGTTAATTTACAATCCTCTCCTTGATATTCACTATCAGGAATAAAAATATCTCCACCACATACAACACTTCTACATACTCTTCTAGATGAATTTATTTTAATGTGCTGGTTATCCATAAGTCTCTAAAATAAAAATCTACTTTGGTAAGGCTATCCAATGGTGGATCTAAACTCGATTCTGCCCATAGTATACAAAATCTATGAATATCATCATTGGATTGGACGTATCTGACTCCATGCATTCTAGAAAAAGACGACATAGCAAAGTCATAAGAATTTTTTAATTCTGGTTTAATGTGCTGTACCATTTCCATCATAATCATCGCTTTCATAGTAAAAATTTTCTCCTCTATAAATCGCAAAAAATATAGTAGAAAATACAAAGGGAATTGAACCCCAAAGTAGAATATGTCCAAAAGTCATCTGTATTGTCCCGGAATATATTCTGGTTTTTGTTTTCTAAATTGATCTAAAAGATCACCATACTCTATAAATCTTTTATCACCAGCAATAAAATTTCTTTGTCTCATCCAAACAGCATCGATCAATAATTCAATTTCTTGTTCTGTAAAGTTATCCATATATTTCATATGTGGTAAATTATTTTATTGTGAGATTAAGCCAAGGAAAAAGTGGATCTATGACTCCAATAAGTCGAAGTAAACCCTCAGCAAAAAGTGCGAGAACAACCCAACCAACACACATACTGATAATTCCAGCATTACGATTATGTTTTCGTATAGCAGCATCAATCATCTCCTGGCACTCTTCACGAGTGATGTATTGTGCTGGTGAAGTTTCATCTATCTTATTTGACATCAGATAAATTAACTAGTGGGTCTGGTTTCCCATCCACTATAGCACAAGCACGAATATAAAAGTAATTATCAGTATTTCCCAATTCTTCGAATGTTTCCTTGATCTTTACCCAGTTTGAGTATTCTTCGGAATCCATGGTAGAAAGTTATTGTCTACATCACTATTTAATGATAACTATCTTTATACCACTACCAATAATGTTAAATTCATAACACACATTAAGTAAATATTAAGATATTTTTACAATTATTCTGGCACGACCATCATCTTCTATGGCAATAATCTTACCAACTGAAGATATATATTCAGACATCGTTAAATCTGCTTCTGCTTTTGCAGTGCCTTCAATAGAACCATCAGATGCTGCTGTGGGAATGATGTGCTGTCCAGGAGTTGCACCTGTTACATTGACTGGGACTTGACCACAGAAGGCAATGCGATCAACAAGTTGACGTGCAGATTCTAATGCTTCTTGGTAAACAACTTTGGCATCGGCAATCTCTTCTTCTGTTCTAGTATCATCATAACCACCAGGTTCCACACCAGCAACTTCGTGCCATTTATCACCACCCACATAGGATGGATCTGTTGATTTAACAACAAAACTAACAGCATCAGCAAAGACATTAGTCAATTTGCCTTCAGAGTTAACACCACAAACATCACCTTTAGCTAGTGTAAAATCACCAGCTTTTGTCATGTATTCTGCGTAGTCATTACCAGAAGCGTTGAGGGTTCCTGCAGCATTAATTGAACGTGAAGATACAGTATCTCTAAAAACTCTCATGCAAGTTCCTGCTGCATTAGGAGATCCATTATTATTAACTGAATAGAAGACTGCAGTATCTTGATTTGATCCACCACTGGGTTGATAACCACTTATAACAAAAATTGCACTGCCTTGCGTTTGATTGATTCCATTGATTCTGTGGTAAGCCGTTGAATTTAGATAACCACTTCCAATTTGAACAAAACCAGTGGGTTGTATACGCACCCTCTCAGCAATATCGCTGCCACTGTTCTTTGTCCAAAACTCAAGGCGTCCCTCATTATTAGATGATGTTCCTGAATGAGTCAGAATGGTGCCGTTAACTGCTGCTACATCATAATCATCTAATGAACTAAAGAGCAAGGAAGCACGATTACCATTCGTAGCACTACCCTGTTTTAATTTAAGAACACCTAACAATCCTGATGTTGATGTATTAGCACGTTTTACTGTTAATTGAGCTCCTGGAGCAGTTTCATTAATACCAACAAAACCAGTTTTAGTGATATTGATAACTTCAGTTCCACCAGCACCTTCAAAAAGTCTTAAATTGGTTACACTACCGCCACCGTTATGTGGAATTAATCTCCACTGTGCTCCATTAGATCCCGTCCTAGTTGCATTTGATATATTAATTCCGTCATTACCATTAACTTCAAGGTTACCATGAATAGCACTGTGTGTAGCATAATTTCCAACAAGAACTTGTCCAGTTTGATGAACACGGAATCTTTCGGTAATACTGGAACCATCGTAAGTATGCACAGCAAATCTTCTACTATGCATTTGCATCTCATGGTAATAAGTTCCACCTGCTACAATTTTTGCTGGATGTGAACCATGACCAGTTTCTGCGCCATCTGTAATTCTTATACAATTAGCACCTGTTGAACTATTTCCTACAATGTCCAACATGAAAGAGGAAGAAACACGATTTATACCAACTCTGCCGTCAGATTGTATACGAAGTCTTTCTGAACCAGCATTAAATACAAAATCATCACACACTCCCGAAGTGCTAAAAATAGTTCCGGGCACTGCACCACCGAGTGATATAGTAAATACACCATCATTACCAGAGGTTCTTTTGAGTTTGAGTAAGTCTGTTTGTGAGGCGTGTACTACCTCTAATTTTCCTGTTGGATTATTAGTTCCAATACCAACCGAACCACCAGAATTAAAATATGAATTTTGATTAGTTTCTGCATAAATTAGAACTTTTGTTGTGCCACCTTCTTTTAATAGAAGAAGACCTTCATCTCCACTACCATTATGTCCTAAGAAAGCAGAAACATTAGATCCCTTGGTAACAGTTAGACCATCACTATTTTTAGTGGATTGAATGTCTAAAGCTGTTGCAGGACTACTGGTGGCGATACCAACGCGATTATTTACTGCATCAACTGTTAAAGTTGTACCATCAATTCCAATATCTGGTGCAAGAATACCAGTCGTTCCGTTAATAGTTACTGCCATGTTATACTACCGTCCATGTTGTTCCGTTAGGAATGGTTACCGTTGCACTATTATTTATTGTGATAGGCCCTGCCGACATAGCATTTTTGTTAGATGTAATTGTATAATTAGTCGTCACATTAATATCATTTTCATAAAATACAGAGTCTCCACCAGCACCAGAAGCACCACCTAAACTACCCCAACTACTACCGTCATATCCTTCATACCTCTCGAAGTTGGTATTGAATCGCAACATACCAGTGTTTGGTGAACCTGGTCTTTGTGCAGTTGTACCAGCAGGAATGTCAACATATCCAGTGCCATTAATACTTAAACTACCTGCGCTATCCCATGATGGTCCTGGTGCTGCAATCTTTGCAGAAGTTACAGTTCCATCACTAGCAACACCTATATCAAGAATATGACCATATGAAATTATAAAACAGCTAGTTCCAGTTGGTGGAGCAACAGCAAATTCAATTTGGTTTCCATTAATTGTAAAACCAACATTACCAGATCTATCTGGTTCTTGAAGAACACCACCAAGTGATACTAATAAATGTTCTGATGATATAGCATAAAAATCTTGATCTGCACCGTTTACGACTCGATGTAAATCAAAACCAGTTAACGTCCCGTTAAAACTAGACTCAATATTTTTTAATACAATTACTTCACCAAATGATGGTGTCCTTCCAATATATGCCATCAGTTACCTCAGGTTTGTTCTAGAACACTAATGAGCACATCCACACTTGCCGCAGTGTCTGAAGTTATTTTTATTGCATCTCCTGTCTGTAAAACAAATTTGTTTCCAGCATTAAATTCAAAGGATGTCCCGTTTGGGATCGGAATATTTTTTACTAGATAAACATCATCTCCAGATGCTTTATCCACTTTCAAATCAACGTTTATTTGATTGCCTGTGATGTTTGAGACGTTTAAACCAATTACGACCGATACAGTACCGGAGGCGACAGTATAAACGGTAGCTTCAGACGTACCTACAGCGGTATCTGAATAACTTTTAAATATATTTGCCATGTTCTTATCCTAATGCAATTGCAAGTGCAAGAGCATCATTTGTAGCATCTATTACAGAAGATCCGCCAATATCTACAATGGTATCAGATCCTGATCCATCACCTTTCCTGACATATAGTTTTCCGTCAGCAGTATTAATTGCTA